TCATTGAGTAGCATGAATACTTTTACTGCCAAGTCTTTCGGCAGCTTCATGTCACAGCGCAAGCGCATGTAGCCGCGCTCGGCTTCGACTTCCTTAATCTCAAGGCGCGCTGACGCTTCCTCGTGCGCCGTTTCGTAATAGCTGGGCAGCAGATCCTCCGGAGCACAGCTAAGCACCTTGGCCATCTTTGTGAGGCTGATCGGTGAGGGGAGGGATCGTGCGCGTATGTATGTCGATACGGCATCGCGGTTGATGCCTGCGTATCGAGCCAGCTGAGATTGGGTCCAGCCCTTCTCGAGCATTTTCTGGTACAGGCGCTTGGCGAATTCGGCCTTTGTTGAGTCTCGGTTTGGCAAGATGGCTTCCTTGTCTGACAAAGGTTCTGAATGAACTTTGTATTTCGGCACGGTTATCTCCTTCGTAATTGTAGTTTGTGTGGGACAAGTTGTCCGACACCCAACTGATACTATACAGACATATTGTAGGTGTCAATTCGTCCTACAACCTTATGAAACGCTTATATTGTCTAGGATCAGAAAATTTGATCGCAGAATTTGCGGACATTGTGTCTGTATGAAAGCCGACAGTTGGTTGACAAAGTGTCGCTCATCAATTTTAATTTGCGAATGTCAACTCAAAACGGAAATGCCGATCGTCGTCCTACATTCTCCAGACCAGCGCTCGATTGCTGGCGTGTAGTGGCGCATTTTGGTGGACTCACCTCGCTAGTAAAGATGATGCGGGAAGAAGGCGTCGATCTCAGCGCAGATGCTGTAGATAAGTGGAGACGCAGAGGGAATATTCCCACAAACCAGCTTGTTCACTTGGCCGCAATAGCCAGGAAGCGCGGCATGCGTTTCGACATCTACGACTTTATAAAAACAACAGACGGAACCCACAACAATGGACTTAGAAAGAGAGCAGCTAGCTGACCTGATTTGGGCCAGACAAGTCTTTAATGACATGGGCGATGATCGCGACGAGCCAGGACACGCGATCTGGATTACAGAACAAATTGCGCGACATGCGGACAATCAGGAAATCAGGGATTTAGCCAAGAACATCCTGAACCGCGCGCAGAATCGGTGCTACTTAAACGAGAACACGTTTTGCTTCCTGCGGGCGCAGCAGGGTAAAGCGTGAAGATCATTGGGATCGATCCAGGCATTTCTGGAGCTGTTGCCGTTTTTGATCTGAGCAACAAGGCACTTGCCGTTCACGACATGCCAGTTGTTGAGCTGAAAAGCGGAAGCACCAAGAAAAAGTCTGTGTCTGAGGCCATGCTGGCCTCGATCTTGAAGAACATCGACGCGGAGCATGCTTTTATCGAGCATGTTTCCGCGCGACCCGGCCAGGGCGTGACTTCGATGTTCAATTTTGGCGTGGGCTACGGCGTGATTCGCGGTGTGCTTGCAGCCAGCAACATTCCTTTTACCGCAGTTGCACCTGTGAAATGGCAGCGCGATCTTGCTTTGAAGCAGGGCAAGGACGCGAACCGCGCAAAAGCAGCGGAGCTGTTTCCTGAGTTTGCTGGGTACTTCACTCGATCTAAAGATGATGGCAGGGCCGACGCTTCACTACTCGCGTGGTGGGGATGCACGCACACCTACATCAAAAAAATTTTTGAGAAGGATGTCTGATTTGACGACTACCAACAATGGATTTATCCAACACGGCATCGATCACCTGAGCCCCAGCTCGCTCAACATGAGCATGGGCAGCTTATCTGCTTGGTGTGTTCGCTACCTCCTTCGCCAGCGCTTTCCGTCTGGCTGGGCAGCTGAACGCGGCAAGGCAGCAGAGAACGGGGTGGCAGCGGGGCTGTTCAATCCGGATCTGTCGGACGAGGACTGCGTGAAGTTCGCGCTCGAGAGCTTCGACAACGTGGCAAAGATTGACGACATGCTTGCGCTTGCCGATGGCAAAGAGAAAGCGCGCAAGGAAGTTGAAGCGATGGTCCCGCTCGCGCTTGCTGAGCTGCGCCCTCTAGGCGTGCCTACCGCACCGCCGATTGGCGAGAACCAGCGCAAGATCGGACTCGACTGCCGCTTTCGTCCAGGCGAGAACGGCACGGTGCATGTCATGGGATACCTGGACTTCTATTACTCAGAGATCCCGCTCGTGGTGGACCTGAAAACCACAGGCCGCATGCCATCGAGCTTTAGCCAGGCGCACGGCATTCAGGCAGCGATTTACGCAAGGGCCATGAAGTGTCCAGTTCGCTATTTGTATGTCACGCCCAAAGCGGCGAAGTGGCTCGAGATCACAGAAGAGGAGATCGAGCACTACTTAGAGGTGGTGCGCGACAGCGTGAAGCGCCTCGAAAGATTCCTGAGCTTGAGTGACGACGGCGAGAAGCTGGCGCGCTCGGCTCCATACGACCCATCTAGTTTTTATTGGCGCGGTGCATCGCATCTGGCGCAACTCATTAGCTGACGACGGCAATGAGGGACCGCAAGGTTTGGGCTGCATGCGGCGAAGAGCTGGTCCTCGACATCGATTACATCCTTGAGAAGAACGGATGCAGCGCACGAGAACCCGGCAACGAATTGTATTTGCACGTTGTATTGCGTGCGTTCGCGGACCTTCGGCCTTCGGCGTGGAAATCAGTCGCGATAACGAATGACGCGAGGTATTGGCTGCTGCACGACAACCATGACTTCGACCTGGTGTGCAAGTTCGCGGGAGTTGATCCCGACTGCATCCGAAAGATCGCTGAGAAATATGTGGCTTACCTCGATGGCGGGGGCAAGCCGAAACGAATCGTCCTTGGGGACGCTGAGTAGCGGGGACTCTCCTTCCTGCCTGGTATCGCCGCACCAGATTAACAACGCGGCGCTAAACTGCATAAAGGGAGCATTTTTATGCCTTTAATTATCGGTGGTGGCGGCGACTCTAAGCCGTTTATTCGTTTCAAGCTCCAAGTCAATGCTTGGGAAATGAGCAGCGAAGCAGGAATGATCGAATTCGAGTGGAATTCGCCTGTTGTCTTTGACATTGAAAACATCCAGCTGGGGTGGTTGTTGCTTGGTGAGGGTCTGCGTGAATGGCAGCCGTGGCCGAACAACAACCAGACAGCAAAGCCGCATGAGGGCGAATGGAAAACCGGCTTTGAAGTTAATGTTTTCTCCAAAGCACTCTTTGGCGACGAGCCAGTTCGCCAGTTCAGCTCGAGCCAGACCGGCGCGCTCGAGTTCATCAAGAAGCTCTACAACGAATGCGAATCGAATTTTGGTAGCGGCCAAGTTCCTGTAATTGAGATTACCGGAGCAAAAGCAACCAAGATCGGCAGGGGAACAACCCGCATTCCTGAGTTTGCGATTAAGAAATGGATTGATCGCCCAGCAGAGCTGGCATCGCAGAATCACTCTCCGTCCGCACCTCAACCAGCAGAAGCCCCAGCACCCGCTGCGGCGGAAGTTGACGAGTTTTAAGAGTAGTGGTGGTTGCCCGCCTCCGACGGGGGGCGGGCCTTTTTAATCATGTGCGGACAGTTTAATGACAACAACAACAACCTTGCTGGAGGTAGCGCGGCGCTACTTTGAGCTGGGGCTACAAGTCATACCGTGTCATACGGTGGAGGATGGCATTTGCACTTGCCGTGCGGGCAAGGACTGCGTGTCACCGGGCAAGCACCCTGCAATACCCTGGCAAAGATTTCAAAAGCACAAAATCGACGAAGCGCAGCTGGACATCTGGTTTGGCGACGGCGCTATGTATTCAAACAAGAACATCGGCATTGTCACAGGCTCGATTAGTGGCAACGTGTTTGTTGTCGATGTTGATATTGGCCAAGGAAAACTCGGCGATGAATCCCTTGAAGAGTTACAACTCGCGAATGACGACTTACCTATCACCCTTGAAAGCAAAACTGGAGGCGGAGGCCGTCAGTTCTTTTTCAGGGCTCCAGCTGGAATGGAGATTGTTACAGATAAGAATGTACTCGGCCCAGGTATCGATACTCGCGGCGAAGGTGGATTCGTTGTCGCGCCACCAAGCCTCCATAAAAGCGGGCGTCGTTACGTCATGGATTGGGAGCCGATTGAAGATGCTCCAGGTTGGCTACTGGATATGGTGCAAGTCGGTGCTATCCATGATGGCCATGGACGCGGCATTCAGGATTCCAGCGCGTCTGATAATCCGTTCAAGGCTGGCGACGGTCGCGAAGGCGTCATGGTCCGCGTCATTCTCAGCACAATCACGTCGTATTGGCGAGAGCATCAAGCGCTTCCTGACCTCGACACGTTAATTGATCTCGGCTATCCGAATTATGTTGAGAAGGTAAAGGCTCGAGAGGCGACGCTCGACGCGGAAAATCGCGGCATCAAGTTATTTACGCAGCGCGCCAGCTATCAGCTGAATCGTGCAAGGCGCAATGAGTTGCGTGTTCTAACCAAAGCAAAGGAAGAACAAGCGCTCGAGGTTCGGTCGCACGGCACAATCGCCCAGGCACTTACGCGCGATGAGTTCGATGAATTCGACGAGCCAAGCGAAACAACCGCAATCAAGATCGATAGTCAGTCGCTCGAGCTGAGCGATTGGGCGATCAAACGCTTTGTCGGCGAGCCGCCGGAGATTGATTGGTTAATCGAAGGGGTGATCCCGCACGGCATTCCTGCATTGCTGGCTGCGATCGGCGGCCTGGGTAAGTCGTTCCTGCTGCTTGATCTGGCAATGAAAGTTGCCGGCGGCGGCACAGCATGGGACGACGAAATGCAGATGGCGTTCGGCGGCAAGGTGTCGAAGTTCGGCAAGGTGGTCTTTCTCACCGCAGAAGATTCGGCCTCGAGCGTGCATCGTCGCCTCGACTCGATGGATCACAGCGAGCTGCGAGCAAAGGCTGCGGAGAACCTGATCGTTGTTCCGCTGCCGGATGCAGGCGGCGCGTTTCCATTCATTACCGCTGACAGCACCGGGCTTCACCACACGGCAGGTTATATCGAGCTGCGCAATCAGCTGCTCGAGCTTGGCAATGTGCAGCTGGTGATCTTCGATCCGCTCCAGGCGTTTGTGCATGCCGACGTTACGGCGGACCCAGCTGCCGCGCAATTCTGGTGGTCAACCATGAGTGAGCTGTGCGCGGTGCTCAACGCGACAGTCGTTGTCGCGCACCACATGCGCAAGGACGGCGCATTCAGCATCAAGCATGCAAGCGATGCGCGCCAAGCCATTCGCGGAACAACCGCATTGGTCGATGGTGCTCGCTTGGTGTATTCGCTGTGGTCGCTGCCGGAGCAAGAGGACGAGGAGATCAGCAGGCTGCTCGAGGTCGAGCCAGGGCAGTCCAATGTTGCGTGCGGCGCGGTCGTTAAGACCAACGAATTCGCGGACATGCACATTCGCACATTCAAACGCAGCGACGGCGGCTTGCTGGTCGATGTTACCGGCGAAGTCGAACAGCTCATGGCAGACGCCAGCAGCATCAGTCGCAGTCAAGAGAACGCCATCTTCGAGGAAATCGAAAAGCGCTGGAGCAATGGCGATCCATTCAATCCGAATCCACGCGCGCGCAGTCATTCGTTTGTGTACTGGCTGTCGCAAACGTATGGGCTGCCGAAGCGTATTGCTGAGGGGCGCATGCACGGCTGGATGAGTAGCGGACGCCTGGTCGCGAAAACGCATGACGTTGCAAAGCGCCCTGGCTTACGCATGCACGAGCAACAACAGGAGGCACAACGATATGTATAGGTTGATGAAGGAGGTCGATTATCTCGCGATCAGCGTGATTCTCGGCGTGGTGGTTGGCGTCGTTCTTGGCGTTATGGGTTTCTTCTCATGGACGATCACGCAATGAACAACTATCCAAGCCGAGAGGATTTCGACCCCTATTTTTACGACCCCGATAGCGAGCTCGAGGCGCGCGATCGGATGCGATTCATAAGAGACAGAGAGGATTGGGAGGACTATGAAGGGTTCAGACAAGACCAAGAGGAAGCTGAAAACAATGCGGCTGGAAGCGTGGCTAACCCATGAAGGACGGCTTTGTTATTTCACGCCAATTCAAGCACCGCTGAAAAAGATGATTCGGCTGCAAGAGTTGGATAAGGAGGTTCAGGTTATGGAGTTCGATGATGAGGCTGATAAGTGAGGCGCTGCAAAACGCCAAGCGCAGATTGGCTTATGTCGAGGATCGGTACAAACACACCAAGCGCCGCGAATGGATGATCGAAGCGGCACACGTCGAGTACCTGATTCATTTTTTACGCGGCGAGGTTTATGGGAAAGCCAGACCGCAAAACATACCAACAGGAGGAATGAGTTATGAAGATTTCATCCGACGAATTGAAAGGGTGCGAAACCTACCGGATGCAGATGCAAGCGATCGCACTCGCAACACAAGGCTTTTGGAAGAGAAACACGGGCTATAGAAACATCGAGACCGAGGCGTTGAAGGCGGTGGTTAAGTTGCGCAGCGACTACGACCGTCTCTGCACCCAGGGCAAGCCGAAGTATTCGCGCGACGACGTGCTGATGCTGGCGGTGCAGGCGGGTGTGTTCGATGTGTGGTCGCAGCTGAGCGAGTCTCGATACGACAAGTTGAGCCCGATGATCCACGCACTCGAGCGTTTTTACGAGCTTGCTGTCGGAAATGAGGACAGCCGGACGACATGAACCCAGACAGGTACGACGACCCGATCTGGGGCGATCTCTTTCGAGAGGCCGACGAAGAGTGGGATCAGGCGTGCGCAAAAGCCAAAAAGCAACACGAAAAGAAACACGGAAAGCTGAAAGAAGGACAGGTCTGGGGAGCCAGACCGGGAAAGAAGGGGCGGCCTGCTGAGCTCGTCCCTGTGCCAGACCCAAAGCATTTCCTGGAGTTACTGAAAGGAACCGACATGCGGACACACAGAACACCTTCGGGAGCCGTCCCGAAGAAAGATCCAGACGAACAGATCAAGGCGGTCTTAGCCCCGCTCGAGCGCGTTGCAGCGGAGCTCGAGGACAAGTGGGGCCGGGATCGACTGTGCGGGCTGGTCGATGAAGAGATGGCGGGCCGATTCGGCAGCGCTGCGGCGAAGCTCGAGGAAGCTCGACGCGGCAAAAACATCGAGCAGATCAAGAAGAAGGCCGAGGTGATGCGTCGCGGCTGGATGAAGCTCGACGAGCTGGCCGAGGCCGCAGGACATGAACCCTGGCAGCAGCCGGACGTGTGGGAAGGACGCCAGCCGGACGGCACGGTGTTCCTGATTGCAAAGGATCGCAGCACCGCGATCGCTGCGCACAAACAAAGCGGGGTGGGCGTGTGGACGCTGGAAGAGATCGGCAAATTGATCCAGCACCACGACCCGAAAGGCCTGACCCAAGCCATGAAGGACACCTTCGATGCTGAGCTGGTCAGCTGCTCCGCCACCCACGACGACGACCTGCCGTTTTGACAACCTATAAGGAAAAACTTATGAGTGAAGAAACGTACCCGGAAGCAATCGAGCAGCTGATCGATGTCATCCGCCGCCGCACCCCGAAGGGGCCGGGCAGAGCAAAGCAAAAACCCAATCCGCGCGGCAAGCCGATCCGCCCCAAGATCTTCCGCAACCGCATGGTCAAGTTCATGCGGGAGCGGCTGCATTGGACGGTCGAGATCAACAAGGCTGTCCTCGACCCGCTCACAGGGACGTACAAGCGCACAGACGCCCCCAGCGTGGTCATCACCCATCCGTACCGCATCGCCATCGAGCTCAGTTCCAACAAGCCTGTAGCGACCCAGACGGAGCGCCTGAGCACATTCGACGGCTTCCGCGTCATCCTGCTGACCAACACCGGGGAATACGACCCCAACCTGGACAAGCGCGGGCAGTTCCACCGCATCAGCGACGAGCAGCTGAGTCAGATCGACTACTTGATCGGGGTGAGAACGGCGACGGTCAAACCGCAAACACCGGAAGAGATCCAGCGCGGCTATCACTTGTTCGAGTTCGACGACGACATGAAGCTGGAAACGCTCAAGCTGATCCAGCAGGCATGGGAGAGCAAAACACCGCTGTCCGATCACGCCAATGTCCGCAAGCTGCACGAGTATCGAAACATCAATGGGGAGCGCTACCTCCCGGCTGTGCTCAACGAGCAGCTAGGGGTGCATCATCGAGCTGCGCAGGCGAACGCGAAGCGGATGAAAGCGGAAGGACTCATCGAGCACAGCATGCACCCGTACTACCGGATGCGCGGCTTCCGTCTCACAAAAAAAGGGGGGGAATTTCTCGCTAAAGCGACCTCCTAAACCCGGACATGTTGTCTACACAAAAACACCCTTCTACCCCCCCATACCCCCCAGGGTATACGTTTTACACTTTTCGAGGGACATGTTGTCCGGTATTGGAACCTCGGGGGGAGCGGGCGCGTGGAGTCGCCGCCGCGCGTCCGCGCCCCCCTCCGAGAGTGCTGCGGAGCGCACCTTCGCAGGTGCTTACCTGTCCTCGCACTCTCGGCGGGGCAGCGGACAGGTGCAAGGTGAAAGTTGGTGGAGCTGCACAGCAGCACAGCAGCACAGCATCGAGCCGTGAGCCGCGACGGATTGGAGCGGAGATCCGGAGGGGCTGGATTTAAGCGGAAACAAACTAGCTGGAGGAGGGAAGGAAACCCGCCGCCGCGCAGGTCGCAGGATCGAGCAGATCGAGCAGGCAAAAAAAGACCCGGCGAGTAGCCGGGTCAAAGTGCCGCCATCAGCACGGAGGAGATTAGGTGAGTTCGAGGAAGGCCAGCACCACGCCCGCGACGCACACGGTCAGGATCGCAACGTCGGTGAGGAAGCCGTAGGCGTCGAGCGAAAGTTCCCGCCGCAGGTAAGCTAAGAAATTAGACACTCCAGCGCTCCTCGAAATAGGTGTCGCCGTCGTGCCGCTCATGCGTCGCGACAAAGCCCAGAACATTGACGTAGTGGTGTGATGGGCCGTACACCCAAACCGAAGTCCTCAGTTCCAGATCGCCCTCGTCGTCGTCCTCATACTCGTCGCACTCGACGACCGACCAGATCTGATCGACGTCGAACCCGGCAGCGTGAGCGTCCGCAGCGCTAAAGAACAAATTGCCGCCCTCGGCGCGTATTTCCTCGAATGGGAAGTTCTCAACGACGGTATAGGTCATGCTGTAGGCTCCTGTGCGTCCCGTAGGGATTGAATCAGCGCGTCTAGGTAGTCGGATAGCGCATGGGCCGCTGTTCCGCTAGGAAGGTCGGCCACGCAGTCAGAGAGGCCATCCTTGTTGCGCAGGTACACCGACCAGTAGGAAGGCTCGATGTTTTCGCTCGGATGCAGAACGCGCCCAAAGCAGTCGTCCTCGACCAGAACCGGGTGCGCTTCTGCGTGCGTGTAGTCCTCAAGCGCATTGCTGCGCGGAGTCTGTATCCAGTAGTCGCTCATGCTGCACCTCCAGCCGTCGAACAGTAGGACGCCATCGCGTGAATGGGCGAATAGGCGTCGTGGATCTCGTCAGGCTCGATGTGGTCGGCCATCCAGCGGGAAGCGGTCTCGCGGCTCACCTCAAGCCCCTCGGCCTTGATGCTGGAATTGATGAATAGCGAAAGATCGCCGTCCTCCTCAAGATAAACGTCGTCGCCCTGCTGGTAGCTGTAGTGGCTCACACGATCCTCGATGTCGAGTCTCCGCAGGCTCTCGCGCGGTACGCGCAGCCAGCCGTGGGATGGGTCGGAAAAGAATTGGTATTTCATGTCGTGCTCCTAGTATTCGGACGGCAGCATTAGCGTCCAAGCTGTGCCGTTGTAGATTGCGAACAGATCGATGCTCGGCATCGGGAAGTCGGTGTATGGGATTTTTTGCGTGCGCCAGATCAGACCGTTTCCGTCATCGAGCGTAAGCTCGGCTTCGTGGTTGTCGTTCACGGTCAGGCGCGCTTTGGTGAATTCGCTTAGGTCGCTCACGCCTTCCTCTTGAAGGTGGGAGTCGATCGCATCCATGAGCCAGAACGCGCCGGCTTTCTGCGCTAAGTAATGCGCGCCGTCCGTAAGGACTGTGCGCGAGAAGATGCCGAGGCGGTGGAGCTGTTCGCTGCCGTAAAACTGCGCGAGCTCGATCTTGAGGTCGTGCGCTTCTTTCGTGGTGGTTGCTGTGTTCATGTCTTGGTCTCCTAGATAAATCCGCGCTCTGCCATCGATACCGGCTCGCCATCGCCCACAACGAAGTGGTCGAGCAGCCGGATCTCGAACAGGTCGAGCGCTGAGCGGATGCGGTCTGTGATGGTGCGATCAGCCTGCGATGGTTCCGGGCTCCCGGATGGGTGGTTGTGCGCCAAGATCACGCTTGAGGCGTTGTGCAATAGTGCGCTGCGTGCGATCTCTCGCGGATGAACTTGAGTCTGGTTGATGGTTCCGAGAAACATCGTTTCTGCGGCGATCAGGGCGTTTCGGTTGTCTAGGTACAGGGCGTGTAGTTGTTCTCGATCCAGCCCGGTCAGGCGCGCTTTGACGATCCTGCGCGCTAGGTCGGGATGATTCAGATAGTCGGCCTGTTCCTCTCTAGCCAGTTGTTCAAGGATCGCGGATGCGTGATTGAGAACGGCACGCTGTTCGGCTGTTGCGAGTTTCATGCTGCGTCCTCCATGTTGAGACCGCTAACGCGGCGCTTAAACTCGCGCGCTGCGCGCTCGATGTCGTCTGAGTAGAAGCCTGTGCTGGTCGAGCGCAGGTCGCGGCGATAGAAGTCCCAGACCACATATCGCTGCGCATTCCATGCGCCGCAGTCGGCCAAGATCACGCCTTCATCCAGTCGATCCGAGTACCGGGCAGCAAGTGCGCGGGCTCCGTTCGGCAGGTCAAAGCAGCTGAGTTTTTCGTGGTAGATGTAGTGCGTCATGGTTATTTCTCCTCGAAGTAGTCGGCGATCAGGCCGGCGATCCAGTAGATGAAAACGATGAGTGCGCCAGTGCTAAAAGCTGTCGCAGATATGGTCAAAGCTAGGTTTTCCATTGCTATGCTCCGTCTGATGTCGGGGACGTTATTGCCCTCGATGTCCCGAAATGTACAGACAACTTGTCTGATATTCAAGACAAGATGTCCGGTTTAACATGTAAAAAGTTTTTATACGGGAGGCGGAATGAATAACAAACAACTGATGGCACGCCTTGAGCCACGCCAGCAGCGCTTCGTGAAATTGGTGGGGGACGGATTAACCCCAACGGCTGCGGCTCGGGAGGCTGGTTACGCTGCTCCGGGCAGCAGCGCGAGCAACCTACTGCGCCAACCGCACATCGAGCTCGCGGTGCGCCAAGCGCGGAAAGCGCGCTTCTCCGGGGAGCTGGCAGGCCTTGCTGCCAATACGCTGCGCGACGTGATGATGGACGAAGGCGCGCCGGCATCGAGCCGGGTCAGCGCCGCTCGACTGGTGTTCGAGATCACGCGGGAAGTTGGCAAAGGTGCAGACAACGGCGACAGCGGCAAAGAGTTGCACGAGATGACGCCGGACGAACTGGCAGCGCTGATCCAGAAGCTAGACGACCAGCGTCGGACGATCGACGCCGAGCCTGCCGAACCCATCGAGGACGCCGAGATCGTCGAATAGAACGCAGAATAGAACGCAGCGCAGCTGCAAACGCTTGCGGCATCGAGAGAGAGCACAACCTCGACAGGGTTGCGCACCAGATCCCAGGCCTCGATCCGGCTGCACTCGAATGTCCTGGACTACTTTTTCAATCTGCGGCGAGAGCGGCGATCTGCACGCGCGCGTTCATTTATGCAGCGCGGCGATCGAGCACGAACGAGCGCGCGATCCGACCACCCCCCCGGCCCGGCGCGCCGAGCCCAGGCTTCATCATCACGGCCGCGCCTACAAAATCGCCGTACTTTCCAGCGTTTCAACCTGTCTGATTCGCATTGTTTGAATCAGACGGAAACCATACAATTATTTCAATGATTTGAGCCGCATTTGCGGCCACCTACCAGGGGATGAATCGATGGCTCAGCCGACTCCGTACAGCCGCCAGTACAACTTCACGGACTACCAGACGACCAACCCAGCAAGCCCGCTTCCAGCGGCCCAGCTGGACGCTGAATTAAACGCAGTCAAGCTGACCTCTGACCAGACCCGCACCAATCTCGGACTGATCCAGCGCGATGACGGCAAGCTCTCTAATCAGTCTGTGCATAAGGACAGCTTCGACCGCGACGCGCTGATTCTCCTCGGAGCGGATGGCTTTGATCCCAAGGGATCCTGGGCGAGCGCGACAGCGTATGTCGCGAATGATCTGGTGGACTACAACGACGCGACGTATCTGTGCTTGTCCGCGCACACTTCGACAGCCTCGTTTGCGACAGATTTGGCCGCCGGCTATTGGATCTTGATTGCGAATGCAGCGATCGGGAACACCAGCTCGTCGGTGGATTATTACGAAGGTGACGGTTCCACCCTGGTCTTTACGACGACGTACAACTACCCGAGCTCGACAGGTGTGCAGGTGTATGTGAATGGGGTACTCCAGCTGCCTACCGACGGTGCGGTGACAGGGGATTACGACCTTGTTGGGAACACGCTGACGTTTGTGACGGCTCCGCCAGCGCCGAGCGTTGCGGGCCGGAAGAATGTGGTTGTTTGGGGTGCGAACGTAACGGTTCAAGCGAATGTGCAGGCAGCGCAGACGTATGCGGCGAATGCACAGGGGTATGCGGCAGCGGCGTTGGTAAGTCAGAACGCAGCAGCTGCGAGTGAAGCGGCGGCAGCAACCAGCGAAAGCAATGCAGCCAGCAGCGAGACGGCAGCAGCGGCAAGTCAATCGGCGGCTTCGAGCAGCCAGAGTGCTGCGGCGACCAGCGCAAGCAATGCGGCGAGTAGTGCGACGGCAGCAGCAACAAGTGCTACGAATGCGGCGAGCAGCGAAACAGCGGCAGCGGCAAGTGAGGCTGCGGCGGCATCAAGTGAAACGGCAGCGTTAGCAAGCCAAACGGCGGCGGCGAGCAGCGCCACCTCAGCGGCAGCAAGCGCTACGACTGCGACCAACCAGGCTAGTAGCGCAACGACCAGCGCATCGAGCGCAAGCTCGAGTGCGAGCAATGCGGCCACCAGCGAAAGCAATGCAGCAACC